TTCTCTCTCATGCGCGTAATAAGGAAGTACATGGCCCGCTCGATACTGGATAAATAAACAGTATCGCAATCACTCAGGCCGCGCTCAACGTCTCGCTGACAGGCGACACGCCTTCAGGGCACGTCCTTGAAGAAAACGTGGTGGCCGAGTTTCAACGTCTGCTTGGCACCCTTCGCCCAGGCCGGTGCCAACGGCATGGTGGTCGCGTAATAGTGGGTAGCGCCGCCGGTGGGATCTGGCACCTTCCCCGCCACCACCTGGTCAGCAGCAATCTGCGCTTGCGCGAACTCGCGAAACGGAATCGGCTTCGCGCCGCTCAAGTAGGCGAAGTTTGGGTCGTTCTTGTTCCAGCAGCTGAACTGGTACGGCTTCTGGCAGACGCCGGCGTAACCCTCGCCCCACCACGACTTGGCCTTTCCGTCGTTCACACGGTTTCGGATCGTCCAAGCTACGGCGATTTGGCCGGCTAGACTTTCGCCGCGGGCTTCTCCCCACAGCGTTCGGGCGAGGATGTCACGGTCTTTTTCGGTTGCAGTCATTGCTTTTCTCCGGGCACAAAAAAGCCGGCTTCGGCGCCGGCGTTCGGGAGGACATTCAATAGTTGAGACTCTGTGATAGACATCGTATTCTTACCCGTTTAAATAATGCGACGCGTGAAAACAATGCAAGCTCAACGGATTGACTCACTTACATCGCTGAGGTTTATTGCGGCCGCCTTGGTGGTTATATTCCATTCAAAAGGCATGTTTGGTGGCTTTTCATTCGCGCCACACTTCTCTCTAACCCAAGCAGTGTCAATGTTTTACGTTCTATCCGGGTTTATATTGGCACACACACATAAAAACATATCATCCAGCAAAGAACTGGGAATGTTTTACATCAGCAGAATATCCAGAATCTGGCCTTTACACTTGGCGTGCTCGCTTGCTGTAATTGCAATAATCCACCATTACAGCGGGCAGATCTCAGCAACAACAACCGCATTAAATTTCTCACTTTTACAAGCTTGGATCCCCGACCAAACCATCTACTTTTCTTTAAATGGCGTAGCTTGGAGCCTTTCCGACGAAGTTTTCTTTTATGCACTATTCCCTCTGCTAATATTAAACATCAAAAAAACATGGCAAATAAAACTTGCCGCATCTTTCACATTGACAGTGCTGATGCTTTTTGCCTTCAGGGATAGCGAGCGCCACCTAATGCTATGGTCTGCATATATCTCACCACTAACAAGGCTTAGCGAGTTTATGTTAGGTATCGCTGCCTACCAAATTCACCTTCGAATAAAGCATATTGAGATAAAACCTCACTTTGCAGCCACGGTTATAGAGGCGCTGGCTATCGCTCTTGCGGGGGCAGCAATGTGGGTTGGAGATCTCACCTTCTTTTCTTCGCTACCATTAGCAATCAATAAGTCTGTTTCGATCTGGTTTGCCAACTGTGGCGGCGCTATTGCTTTTGCTTTTCTTATTCTCACATTTTCACTAGAGAGAGGCTTGATTTCTAAGGCCCTCCGCATAAGACCCTTAGTCTATCTAGGCGAAATCAGCTTTGCACTCTACATGGTCCACCAAATAATTCTCAGACTAATGGATATGTATCCACAACTAACAAGCGGCCTGCCATTCGCAGCAGCAATTTCACTATACTACGCAAGCTCAATCATTTGCGCAGCTGCAGCTCATCATCTAATTGAAACACCATCACGAAAACTTATAGTTAATACTACGCGAAACGTAATCTATAAGGAAAAATCAATTAAATATGAAACTGGCGTGACTAAAGAAAATTAATGAAGGGCAGTCAGGCTTCAAGGGTTGCTGGCCAGTCCGGTGTTGTCGGCCAGCCAACACGCTCAGGCGTTATGCTCAATGCAATCAGATACCGCGTCCAAAGAAATGCTGCATGGCAGTGTTGAACACAGGCGCAAAACGCCGGCTTGTTTGCCGGCGTTCGGGAGGATCTGCGACAACTGTTGCTGGGTGATAGCCATAAGGTCTCCGATAGACTCGTCCGGTTGATTGAAGTAAATTGCCGCCTATCCGCACAAATATTCAGAGAACAGATATTTATGGACGCAAAGAAAAATATTGACATGCAATGCTTGCGCGCCATTGCTGTGATCATGGTTGTAATGCAGCATTACAAAGTAAGGCTACCGACAACGCAAAGTTATGTAGATATGTTCAACAGCCTGTCCCTTTGGACGGGCGTCGATGTATTTTTTGCCCTTTCTGGATTTCTGATTTATAAATCTATCAATTCCGAGCTCGCAAAAAATCAAACACGAAAAGCTGCTGCAATATCCTTTTCACAAAAGAGAATAAAGCGACTAGTTCCGGCCTTGGTGCTTGGACTGTTTGTCTCTATAGCAGTGTCAGCGGTTAGTTTTAGTTCGCCAAATCACGACCCTCTAAAAACATCTACTGGCGCCCTCATGGCGCTACTAGGCGTTTCTAATTTTTACTGGTCGGCGTGCGTTGGTGGCCTTTTAAGCTACTGTGGGAACCCAGACTTTAACGGGGTAACCTGGTCCTTAGCGCTTGAATGGCAGCTCTATGCCGTGGCCTGTATTCTTATCTGCGTTCTAGGAAACAGGAGGGCTGTCGCCATTGCACTTGCGGCCTCTTTGCTGCTTTCGATTTGGCCGGCACCTTCGTTCTCAATTCTATGGGTTACTAGGTCACTCGCGTTTTTTCTTGGGTGTTCAATAGGAATGCTGAGCGCCGGCCGCGACTTTACATTGTCACGCCCAGCCTCTCTGTGCGCCCTACTCGCAGGCCTATCTCTCTGCACCCTGTCTCCTATATACGCTAGCAAAAGTATTACACTTCTGTTGATAGGTATCGGTGGCGCGCTCTGCTTGATTTCTTCCGTTAGCAACAAGCTTTTTAGCAGAAAATCCGTTATCACGGAGCTGTTTACTTGGATAGGTGATAGATCTTACTCAGTCTACCTGCTGCACTTGCCATGCATTCTTCTTACCCGAGAGATTCTGGTTTTTGCAGGACTCAACCAAAACAACTGGATTGGTATTTTGGCTGGACTGACGATATCGATCCCTTTGATCGCCTTTGCCTCCAATGGCTCCTATAAATTTATAGAGCAGCGCTTTATAAAAAGCATTGCAAAAGTAGAGACCCAATCCCGAGCAATAACAGAAAAAAATCTTTAAGCAGCGATTTATAAATCTCATACCAACTGCAAACGGTTGATTACCATTATTAATGGTTTGCTACACTTCAGGGATTGCAGGCCAATCCGGGTCGCCCGGCCAAGTCGGTTGAGTGCTGACCCGGCCGAGGAAAACCCGATACTTTTTCCACGCTGCCAATTGCGCCAGTCGCTCCGGTAATTCTTCCTCTTCCTCAGGAAGTGCATACTCGCCGTCGATGGCGTCATTGATCGCGTCGACTCGCCCCTGTAGCGCAGAAACCTGAGCGGTGGCGAGGCGAAGGCGAGAGTTCAAATCAGCCGTAGCCGCTCTCAAAAATTCTTGAGTAGCTATGGCGTCAAGGAGCCATTGAGGAATTTCTTCAACGTAAGTTTCCCCCTCAAGCAATTCCCAGCCAGCCTCAACTGCTCGCCACCCTGTAGTTGTCATTGCATAAGGCATGTTTATCTCTCCGAGCCGTAGCCCCTAATATCTAAAGTAGTGCCACCTGTTACAGCGCCAACATGAGTATATACAAATACTTGATCAGCTGTAGAGATCATCGGGACGAGTACTCGCGTACTCATTGCAACACTAAGTAAGTACGTGTCAAACGCAGTACCTATGTTTAATGAGTTACCGGCAGCGGAATACACTTGCATCAACGACCGTCGCGTGGTTGGCGGTATAACAGCCGTGCCAGATACAGTGGTGGCGCCTGTTGCCGTACCGTTGATCAGTATTGGGTATAGCGCGTTCGTATCTATGTAGTTTACATAATCGGCCGCCCAGATAAATGGGCGCAATGCGCTACCCCCAGTACGTAATGCAGATATAAATCGTCGGCTATTTACCCCTACTTTTGTCCTGGCCGTTCCTGAGTAAGGAGTGGCCGGAGCGGTAGTGGATAGCTCGTAAGTGGCTACGCCTGCATTATCGTACAGATACAGGTAGTACCAAGTATTACCTGATAAGGATAGACCGGGCAAGTTTGCTGCCGGGGCCGTAACGCATCGTCCGAGTGAGGGGATATACGCCGAACCTGCTGTAATACTAATTTCCGTGGCGCTATTCCATTGCGGAATCAACCCTTGAATATAACCAGAGTCCACGCCGCCTTGTATTGAACTGATAGGCGTTGTTAGCCCTGAGAGAGATGTGATGTCACTATTGCTACCGCTCTTTGCAGCCACAAGTGTTGCTCGCGCGGCATTTGCATCAACATCATTCAACATACCCTGAATGAACGCCGAAAGATCAGAGATTCCAGTACCGCCCTTGTTAACTGGCAGAATGTCATAGTTGCCGGTCGTGCCCAGCACGGCGAGCTTGGCGCCATACAGATTGACGAAAGATCGCAGCGTGTCGGCTGAGTCCTTGACGTAGCCCTGCATCGGCGCCAGCGCATAGGTGCCGGCGGCATTGGTCGCACCCTGATAGTTGGGCGAGATCGACAGGGCCGTGTCGCTGGCAATGTTGGTCACTTCGTACCATCCACCGTCCGGGCCACGAAAGGCGTCACCGACCCGGCTGTTGGCAATGAATGCGGTACCAGTGCCGATCACGGCATTGGAATTTAGGGCGACAGAGACCGTTCCTGATTTGTACCAGGGCATTGAGTATCTCCAGAAAGAATACGTGCGAAGCGGAAGAAGTCAGGCCAGTAATTTGGCGCAGAGGAATGGACGGTGACCTTGGTCGGTCCAGGCAGTTGTGGCGAGGCTGTACATCATGATGCGGCCGTTGGCGTAATCGACTCCAAGCGCGCAACCGCCACCCGACGCATTGTTGTGGCAGTTCATGGCGAACGGATTCAGGGAGACATACTCGCCTGTGCCGAGCACCTTGTTAATTCCCCAGAAATACCGGTGACCAACGGTCAACTGCTCCTCCCCGAGGTACGTCCAGTTGCCTGCCGCGAAGGTCACGACAACCGCCGGCGCGCCGCTGTCATAAACAAGCGCCGCGTTCTGATCCCACAACCGCAACCCATAAGCTGCCGTGCCCATGGACGCCCAGGCGGCCGCGAAATACTGGCCGCTTAACGTTGCGTTGACGTTGGATGCCTTCATGGTGAACCCGGTCCAGTTTCCCGGCCCACCGGTGAACCATACCGATATCGGAACCTGGATCGCCCCCTGATCCGGGCGAATGAACACTAGCGGCGGGTCCTGGCTTGTGATTGCTCTGGCAAACACCCCCGATGCATTGGTAGTCCCTGAATACGACCCCTTGGTGAGCATGCAAAGTCTGGGGGCCTCGGCGTCAATCTGAACAAATGCATTGTCGTTGATGCTCTGAAAACCAAAACTCATGTCGAGTACCTTATCGCGTAGGCCTTGGCGGCAACCGTTGAGCCAATAGTGGAAGCACTTGAAGATGGATTTTTTCTCCTGACAACCACCTGTCCCACCGCCGTCGTGACGAACGGATAGGACTTTTGGTTCCCGCTACCGTCGGTTTCGGCTGACTGCACATCCTGTGCCCTTGTCGGAATGATCATGAACACGCAGTTGGCCGGATTGAAGCCCGGAATGTTCAGCGTGTAGTCGGGCGCGACTCCACTGAAGTCGATCACGCCCTGCCAGATCACCTGATAGGTGAAGCTGTTGGTGTCCATCGATAGGCCACCGCTTCCATCAAAAACACGCAAGCCAAATGAAGCCATGGTTCACCCCAGATAGCCGAGCCGGACACGCAACACGTTGTTGGCGTCGTAGACCGAGACGTTTAGCGAGTTGATCACCAGCCGCCCCTGGCCGGGGACGATGCCGTTGATTTCAAGCGTTCCGTCTTTATTGAGAATCCAGCCTTGCTGGCCGGCGATGTAGTTGGTCGAGCTGATGTAGCTGCCGATCTTGGCGTTGGTGATGGTGCCATCCGCGATAAATGCCGAGTTCATGAACACCTGGCCACCCTGCACCGCAAACGGAACCGAAATGGCGCCGCCGGCAATGGTGTTGACGATGGCGAAGCGATCCGCACTCACCAGGAACTGGCTTTGTAGACCGGCCCCGGTGTTCTCGATGCCCAAGCCAATACCGGCGGCGACGTATTGCCCGCCCGCGGTGACTTGCATCTTCACCGACCACATGGTGTTCAGCTTTCCGGAGGTGTCGGCGTAGGCCGTCGACGTCTGCTGAATCGCGGCGGTGTTTTGCCCCACCGACACATTCAGCTGATCGATCTTGGTGGCCGTTGCTGACTCGTTGGTGGCGACCACCTGTTCCAGCTCGGTGATGTTCGCCGCGTTCTCGCCGATGGCTACGTCGAAGGTAGTGATCCGCTGCGCCATCGCTTCGTTTTCAGAGGTGCGAACCTTTGATTCCGAAGCGATAGCCGCGGTGCTGGTCCAGCCCTTCAGGGCGTCCGCCAGATCCCCTTCGCCATTGTCGTCGCGGGAGGACGCACGCAATGCTTGAAATGCAGTCGCCTGAGCGGTGACTGCGCCGTCGAGCTCAATGATATCGGCGGTATTGAACGCAACCTGCTGCGCCAGGCCGTTGGCAGTCTCGATCGACTGACCCACGTCAAGCCAGTAAGTGGCGTTCGGCGGTGGTGTGTTGATTGGAACAGGCCCCTTCGCCTGGGACAGCAACTGGCCAGAGCGCACGATCGCATTCTTCACGTAGGTTTTGGCGGGGTCGTAGCTTTCGTCCAGCGCATCGATCTGCGCCTGAAGACCAGGAATCTTCTCGATCTCGTCCAGCAGGTCCTGCCCGAGCTCCGTCTCGGTGATCTGCCCGGCGATCATCTCAAGGATGTCCGCTGCGTTTGCGCTGGACTGACCCTGCACGCCCGTGCCGATCGGATACCACGGACCGATATTGCCGATCCGATCCACCAGCCGCGCCCAGAAGTAGAAGGTCACACCAGCCTTCAGGCCAAGCATCGAGAAATCGCTTTGCGGGTACGACAGGTCCGTCAGCTTGGTTGCAGCCTCAAGGCTGGTCGTCGGGCCGTGCCAGACTTCCGTCCGCTGTGTGTCTTCTGCGCCGGCTGGGAAGCCCCATTTCAGGTAGATGCCAAACAGCAGCGGCGTAGCGGTCAGGTAGCTGAGAGCCGGCGGCATCCCCTCCTTACCCTTCAGGTTGGTCAGGATCGAGTTGCGCCAGATCGACGAGATGTCGAAGGCGCTCACGGCTCGGACGCGCGCCACGTAGGCGCCGGCATAGATGCCCACCACGTCAACACTGGTCATGCCCGTACGTTGCAGCTTGATCCAGTTGCCGCTGTTCCTGCGCCACTCCACGTCATAGCCGACTGCGCCGTTCACTGCTGGCCAGGTGATGGTCATGGTGGCGACGGAGATGCCCTGGGACACAACCGAGGTCGACGTGACGGTGACGCTGGCCGGCGCCGGAACGACAGTAATCGGAATCACACTGATCGGCCGCTCCTCCAGGCGCGCGCCGGTGTCGATGAATGCAAACTTGCTTGGGTCGTACTGCAGGGCACTGATTTCGAAGTCGCCCTCGGCAGTGCGCCTGGTCCGCAACACGCGATACAGCGGAATCGCCAGATCGTCGGCATCAAGCGCCCATTGCAGTTGTGGCAGTGGTGCTTCGCTGTAGTTGGTGGTCACGGTCACGGCGCGGCCGTTCACACTTTGCACAGTGCGACCTTCCGCCCGCCCACCTGGCAGGTTGATGATCAAACGATCGCCAGCCTTGGCCTGGGTGTCACGGTCCAAAGTAATGTTGCGCCCCAGTACTGCCGAGATACGCCCTCCTACCTCGCGTCCAGCCAGCAGCGAATCGGCCACAGGGATGATATGCCCAGGAAGCGGGATCACCCCCTCCATGCCAGTCTTGAACGACACGGTGCGGTCCTGATTGTTGCTCAGGATCGCCCACTTACCGCGGCGCTGGGCTTCCGACGCGCGGGTGCAGCCAATGGCACTCAGCTCGATAGGCTTGTCGCCCATGCGGCGCTGAAGATCCAGATCGGCA